GAGTTACCGCTTTCATATGTCAACACGACCTGCCCGTGTGTGGAAAGCAGGGGGGGGAACCAGACCTGGATCTGGTGAACCCCCGCGCGCCTCAGCTCCACTGGTGTCAATACCAGCGGCGTTGGGGCGCAACGGCTCCGCGCCTACCAAGGCGCAGGAGCGGCGGTTCACGTTGCGCGCGGCTAATTACCGCGCACCCGACGTGAGCAACAGGAGACGGAAACGCCAGGCCGCGAAGGACGACCTTTGGCGTGACGTCATGGCGTCAGTGGGCATCAAGGGCGAACGCGCAGAAAAGATTCTGCGCGTGAACCCCTCCGACGCTCCGCATACCCCTAGGGTGTTGATGGAAATGTACGAACGTGTGGACGATTTGGTCCAGCAAACTCTGCGAGCCCACAAGGGCTTGTGGGATTTGTATCGTGCGAAGTACGACATAACCCTGGATGAGGAAGAGCGGAACGTGCGCGATGCCATACTGGATGAGTTGCAGCCCGAGGTGACGGCCGAAGTCGAGGTCCCAGAGCATTGGGACGACGAGGTCGCTGCGTTGGATACTGTACCCATGCCAGTGCGTGCGCCGACGCAAGCTAAGGTGGAGATCAAAGCTGCGGTCGTTAAGGCAAGCCACGAGCTCGCCTCGAAGCTGGAGCAACTCAAGGCCAAGGCGCTTGAGGCTGCTAAACCCCCGGTCGCCGCTGCGGCTGGAAGGGTTCCCACTCCGAGGAAGATCGAGGCCCCTGCCAAACCGGCCGCACCAGCGGTTCCACCAAAGCCAACGCCTCCTGTGCCCAAAACCTACGCCGAAGCTGCCAAAGCCAAAGCGCCCGTCCCGAAGACCCCGCCAGTCGTCAAGACTGAGCCGCCGCCGCCGGAGAAATCCGTCAGCAAGCGAAAGGGGAAGCGGGAGCGCGCTAAGGCTAAGGCAGCCAAAGCTGGTGGGGCCGCTGGCTCTACGGGGTCGAGCTCACGCGAAGTGAGCAAAACCGTGGAACGCGAGAAGTGTGAAAAAACCGAGGCATCGGTGGTTCGCAGCACAACCCAGGCCACGCTTGGGGCTTCTCCCGTCCCTTCGGTGATTTCAACTCCCGTCACTTCCCACAGCGACGCGTCGACACAAACCCTGGGAGCGGGGTTAATCGAAGCGCCGCGGCGGACCGCTCCTGCCACCCCCACAATAGCGAGGCCACAGCGAGTGGCCCCGCCGTTGCCGGCAGGAGAAGGTGGAGAAGACGACGACGGGGACATTGATTCCATTTGTTTTGATGCGCTGCTTCCGCTACCATTCAATGGAACCCATGATCCCCCGCAGCCCCCGGCTGTCACGACGGACGCGGTGGAAACTGCGCCGGAACCTTGCGAGGTGATGGTCCAAACGGACTCACCCGGTTGCACTGTTGGAGCCCGCGAAAGCGGCGTCACGACAGACGACGTCGCCGAATGTGGCGACCAAGTGGTGACACCGGTCTTGGCAGGCTGGAAGAGTTTTGCTGTGCACGGCATCGACGTTGTGAAACGGACGGCCGACCAGAAATGGGAACGCTTGATCGGCGTGCCTCCCCTTGAAGCCATCGGTGTGAGTGATAAGGTCATGACTGAAGCCCGCATTAGTGCGAGTTGCGTCAAGATTGATCTCAACGCACCTGATCGCTCAGGCGAGAAAGCCGACGTGTGTCGCATGGCAGAGCACATCCAGAAGAAGTGCCCCGGACTGAAACCGCCTGAGCTGTACACACAGCTCGCCATCGCGGCCTACCGCGAGAAGCGTGCACGCGTTGCGAAAATCCATGACACCGTGGATTCTCTATACGTGAACACGTCTCTCGTCGGGACGGTCGTTATGGCTTCACACGGCGCGGCTATGGCTGCTTCGAAACTTGCGCATTACATGCCAGGTTTTGTCGCACGACCGATGACCGCCGTTGGTGGCTATGTCGAGGCCGCTGTGGCTGCGATTCCTCAACGACTGTACGCGCTTCCCGTGACAACGGTGCCCACGTACACCCTGACCCCTAGTGTTTAGGGACACAGGCCCCTCCTAACCGTCGAAGGGTTCATCGCTACCCGCGATTACCTTAGACCAACAGAGAGGGGCGCCTATTTCTTCGACATGTTGTCGGTGTTAACCGATACCGTGTGTCTTGGATACGGTGATGAAGCTAAACTCGGCGATCATTGTAAAATATCGACGATGCAGCGACATGCCGTGTGCATGACGAAGGAACGTAAGGGCGCGCAGCTTGTGGGGTGGACCGTGGGGATGGCGTTTGTATGCCGCAAGTGTTTGTGCAATGCTCACAATGCGTTGTGCAACAGACATGGCGTCAAACAGCCTCCCGTGAAACGTGATCTACGCGTTGACGCGTTTGAGGAGTTTGAATACGCGTTGAGTAGCTATTGGGTGGATTGTATGAATCACCCACTCGCTGACCCTGAAACCTGGCTGAATAAGTGGTGTAAGGGGAAACAAACTGCCATTCTGCACTCGCAACGTTACGATCAAGTGCGCGCCGCCAATGTGAAGGCGATGATAAAGTGGGAAGTTTATTCTAAACTACCCACGAAAGCGCGCTTGATACAGTTTTACGTGAACTTGGCGACTCAGGCCGAGTTTGCGCCGTTGTTTTCAGCAGTGCAGAAAGTCATTTGCAGCCGCTTTAGGCAATGCCCTATCGGTGATATTGACATCACGATGGCTAGCGGCATGACTGCAAGTGACATTGGGCAGTGGATGCGAAGCTGCTCCGCGAGGGGTGCGACCCGGTGGTATGAGAGGGATGGGAAGAATTGGGATTCGACCATGGGAAGGATGGCGGCGGAATTTAAACGTGCACTTTATTCTCTTTGCGATCCTCGACTATCTGATTTTGTCGAGAGTTGCGAGAAGGTTAAAGCGTTCATGTGTTTGCCTGCGGGCATTTTCCGTTACGTCGTCGAGTACACGGTCAAATCGGGACACAACGACACCACGCTTGGGAATAACATCATCAACGCTGCCATAACCTTCGCTGTTTTCAAACGCCTAGGTGTACCGTGCAGCATTCTCGTGGCCGGCGACGACTTGCTCGTCGCTTGCTACGGTGATGTTGATTGTGGTGTCGTCATGGAAATGGAGAGAGAATATGGGATCGTGCCTGAGGCGAGAGTGTTCGATCACCCTTGGCAGACTTCTTTCATTTCCGGGATCTTCATGGACGATAAGGATGAGTGGTATTTTACACCCACCCCAGGGCGGTTGTTGCACCGACTTTGGTGGACGGCGAATCCGCCGGCCGCCAAGGACGTTGATGCGTACCGCCGTGGTGTCGCGTTAGGTTTGTTGCCCACGTGTGGCTCCATTCCTATTATCCGCGTTCTCCTTCGGAAGTTTGAAGGTTCCGGCCGTGTAGGTAAGTCTGATAAGGGGTATACCTTTCGCAGTTCGGAATATGGCGCCGTCGACTTTGTCGAGGCTATGAGCCGTCGTTACGGCCTTAGCCCACGAGACATTCTTGAGTGTGAAAGCTGGATGGAGTCACTCCCAGCCGAGCCACTCATGCTTGTGCATCCAGTTTTGGATAGGATGCTCGAGGTCGATGAGGCTGACATTGACGTTCGTGGTTGTGGCATTTGGGCCACCCCTTAGGCAGTTACCACCCTGAAAAGGATCTCCTCTTGAATACATGTCACGTGCTCCGCGTCCCTATGACACCCCCTCTCATGCATCTATGCGCGCTCTCATCCACGCCAAACTGGCACGCTTCGGCGTGTCAGGCCCAGGGCGGGAATGGTTGTTGCGCGCTTTGCACCCTGCATCGGAAGACCCCTCGCCAGGGTTGCCTGACCAGTCAGCGACTCCAGTCCTACGCCCGTCTTATCGGGTTAACAGCACAATTCAGCCCCCGACTGTGCTGTCAAATGGGCTCTGGGATTGTTTTATCTGGTCCCCACCCGGCGATGTGAACACCCTCTTTTGGGCTACAGGCCCCGGAGGAACGGATTTCGGTGCAGCGGCTCCACCTGTGGGCGCTGAAGTAGGAGTTATCAGGCTCCAACCATCGGCTTTGACCAGTTCGAGCTCGCCGTACCCCCTAACGTTTGGCGCGCGGGACGAAGTCGCTCTGACGTCGATACCCAGTATTTCCACTAATGGCTTTCGCCACCAGTACAAGTCTGTGACGATTCATCTGAATGCCGCGGATGTTGCGAATCAGGGACAGGTTTACGCCGCCCAGTTTTCGCCCATCCTCCGCCAGGTCTCCGGTCTCATGCCCGTTGGTTATGATTCAGGAGTTCCTATTTCAGGTGATGAACCGCCGAACTTCAAGCTGGTGGCTTCGAAGTACACGTGTGTACTGCCGGCGTCAGAGAACGATCTGACCGCAATGGCTCCCGACTTCTACATGAATGTGGCGCGTGAAGGCGTCTACATGCCCATGCGATTGTCGGGGCCTAGCCAACAATACGCTAGGACGGTGCCGTCGGGCACGGTCTATGAACAAGCTGGTGCTGGAGGAGTGTGGTCGCAAGACCCCACACAGTATCCAATCGGTGCTGTGATTGCACCAACGTCGAACATACCAATCGGACCCCTCGTGAGCGCGCCGTGGGTATACCAGATGTACGTCCAGTCCTTCGTGAATATCGCTGTCCCCTTCACCACTCCCCTGATGTTTGACTCGGGCTATGACAACCTCAATGTTGGGGTTATCATTTTCCGGGGGCTTCAGGGTGGTGGTGGAGGGGGTGGTGGTGGTTTTGGAGCCTCCCTGCAAGTGAAAGTGCTTGCGGGTCTTGAGATTGCTCCCAACCCCGAAGCTTCTGTGCGTGTGTTTGCCGAACCTGCGGCTCCTTATGAACCGCGGGCCCTTGAGGCCTATTACACACTTTGTCTAGAGCTCGCTGATGCGTACCCAGCTAACTTCAACTCGTTGGAGTCGATACTGGATGCCATTGGTAGCGCAGCAAGCAAGGTGTGGAACGTCTTCGAGCCCGCTCTTTCTAAGGCAGCTCCCGTGTTGGTTGACATGGGTATGAGCGCGTTGCGCAGCGGGTTGACGGGCGCGCGTCGTGGTCGTGGGGTAAAACTCATTGAACCGCGTCGCGACGTCTCGACAGCTCGCTCCCGCGCGTCCTCGGCGTCGGTGCAGTCGCGCAAACCGACTACACGCCGTGTGCTGAAACTCGCCACATCTGCGAAGATGCGACGCTCCTAGGCCGGTAAAGTGCCGGTCCATCTGTTTTCTCGAACAAAACAAAATCGAG